TTAGTTGTGAGGCACTCATATACTTATGAGTCGAGCCGTTGTAATAAGTCGTTTGAATAAGACAATTTGATTTTGGCTTATTAAATAAATAACAACGACTTATGTTTGAATAAGACAAAAAGACAATTGTATAGAGAGATGAGGAGTTGGCACTTTTGGATAGTGCTTTTTCGTCATCACTACTACTAAATGTACTACTTTTACTATTCATTTTTATATAATGTCTTATTGTCTTATTGTCTTAATAGGCACTTGCAACCCTATCTGCATAAGCATTTGTGTAATAAGACAAAGTGCCATATATTGTCTTATTCGTTGTCTTATTGCGACCATATACCTATGAGTCGTGCCGAATAAAGTAGCAGTGCTACTTGTTTCTGTTTGGAATTTACGACCAGACGCACGAAAACCCCGACCGAAGTCGGGGTTCGTATTTTGCAGTATTAGAACTCGCACTTGTCTAACACCTTATTAGCTTGAGCCTTAGTAAGACCAAACTCAGTAATGACTTTTTGCATTTTGTCATGAGCAGTTAACTCCTTAACTACTATCTCAGACTCAAACATCATGTAACGCTTTGAGTCAATATCAGCTTGAGTGCATAAGCCTTGCTCTAGTAACTTCTTGTTACCTCGCTTAACTCTAGCTTGAGTTGTTAAAGAATCTCTAGGCTCTAAGCCATAGAATAGCTTTTGAGTTGGTGCTTTGTTAAAGCATGATTGAATATCCTTGACGGCTTGAGCGTTGCCGTCAATCCTTGCGAAGTCTGATAACCATGTCAAGAACTCATCTTGCTTAGTAGATAAGTACTTAGCTAGATTTTTTCTATTGGAATTATCTTTATTCTTACCCTCTTGAATCGCTAGGGCTAAAGCGTTGAATGACTTAGTATTCATAGGTTTACATCTCCTTAAATAAAGTAGCAGTGCTACTTGTTTATGACTAAGAGTCTGACTAACTGGTTATCCAGTTAACCCTCTTACCATAGGGGGGCAGTCCGTTGCGAGGTGGGGGTAGGGAACGAGCGATATGACCACACCCACCCATCCTTAGGTACTCCGTACATCACAACCCCTATTTTTTAGGTATTGTTCAAAATGAACCAGATTAAATTATTGACATTTATTAGGTAAACCGTGTAAACTTCGCAGTATGAGTAACCCTATAGATAAAGTAACCGGCCCAGATTTCGCCCACAAATCCATTCTATCTCGGGGGCAACTCCAGATGATTGAGGATGATCCAGCGAAGATGGAAACCCTCGCAAGGCTTATGGGAGCAGTGAATTTGGACAATTTGTTCCGTCACATGCAAAACCCCACTATAAATCCTGCCACACGATTAGAATTCCAGAAAATGCTCAATAAAATGGGTAAATTAGAACCAGATGGAAAAGCAGTCGTCGGTACGGATACCGGCCCGCAAGTAGTTATTAACATAACAAGGGCTAAAGATAACACTGACGAAGTTGTTATTGAGGGTACTCCTGCACTCGAAACATGACGATAGCAGCTCCAGAGCACGAAATTAATTTTGAGGTAATCGCGTCTTTAGACGATTTTTTCTATTCTACTAAGTTTATCTCCCTAGCGGTTGGTCCAGTAGGGTCAACGAAGACGACCGCGGGCATCATGAAGATTTTACATCATGCAGCCGTTATGGCGCCGTGTAAAGACGGTGTTCGCCGGTCTCGCGCTATCTGGGTACGTAACACGCGTGAGCAGTTACGTGATACATCTATACCAGATTTTATGAAGTGGATACCCGAAGGGATAATGGGTTCGTTCCTTAAGACAGAGTATAAGTTCGTGATAAAGGTTGGAGATATCGAATGCGAAGTTCTCTTCAGGGGCCTTGATGACGCGAACGACGTACGTCGTCTACTATCACTACAGGCTAGCTTCTTTATCTTCGACGAGTTTAGAGAGATACACCCCGACATATTTAACGCAGCTCAGGGTCGTCTCGGTCGTTATCCTGACAAAATGATGAACGGTGTAGGCTGTAAAACGCACGATGGTGATTCAAATGCCCATTTGTGGGGGATGACTAACCCGCCAGACCAGGATACGTTCTGGGAAGATATTCTTACAAAGCCGCCGGAGAACTGTCATGTGACAATACAACCGTCGGGGTTAGCCCCGGAAGCGGATTGGACACAATTTTTGCCGGATGACTACTATGATAACCTTGCGCATGGTAAGACAGAAGATTGGGTAGATGTTTATATCCACGCTAAATTTGGTAAGTCATTGTCAGGGCAGCCAGTGTTTCGTTCGTTTGACCGTTCTAACCACGTAGCTGGTGAAGAACTAAAGCCTATGTTCAGTGATGCACCGTTGTTAATCGGTATTGACGCTGGGCTTACGCCCGCTGCAGTAATAGCTGAGACTATATACGACGGTCGACTAGTAGTATATGATGCGATAACGTCCGACGGCATGGGCGCGCTACGGTTCGTTAGAGAAAGGCTAAAGCCATTATTGACAAATAAGTTCCCTGGACGCAGAGCTCTTGTTATAATTGACCCAGCTGCGTTTCAGCGTGTACAGACAGATGAGCGTACCGTCGCAGACATATACAAGAACGAAGGTTTTGTGTTAAAACCTGCTCGAACAAACTCGATTGCTGCTAGAATAGCGGCTGTAGAGAAATTTTTGACTAGAGTAGTTGATGGTAAATTTGGTCTAGTAGTAGACCCGGACTCTGGAAGCCAGTTGGTAAAAGCTCTTGCCGGCAAGTACAGGTACAAGATAAATACCAAAGGCGTTAAAGATGAGAAACCAGAGAAGTCGCACCCATGGTCTGATATTGCAGATGCGTTTCAGTACATATGCTTACATGCCGATGGGGGAGAAGTATTCGGTAGCATGACAGTTGCCAACGAACGCAGAGAAGTGGTATCTGTATCTGCAGGCGGTTGGACATAGGAGATTAAAGTATGGCTGTAAATATTATTCCAGTAGCAAGTGCATCAAAGCTAGAGAAAGAAGCGCTCAAGAAAAACGAAAAGAAACAATTAAGACCCCTCATTCAAGGTCTAGCTTCCCACGTAAGTAAACGCTGGGTTGTTATGAGAGACCACAAACAAGAAGAAATTGAAGATAGACTGACTGAAACAGCACGCGCCAGAAATATGGAGTACCCACCTGCTAAGTTAGCAGAGATACAAGCGCAAGGCGGTTCAGAGATATTTATGGGTATTGTCAGTACAAAATGCCGTACAGCAACTGCGTGGTTAAGGGATACACTACTTGGCACCGGTACAGATAAGCCGTGGTCTATCTCAGCAACTCCTATTCCAGAAGTTCCAGATGATATTTTAGATAGACTAGAAGGCATAATGCAGCAAAATCTTATGCAGTTTTATGACCAAGGCGGAGCTCAAATACCACCAGAGGAGTTAAAAAGTTTAGCTGCTGGTATGAAAGATACTGCTATGCGTGAGATGAAACACGAAGCTGAAAAACGTGTTGACCGTATGGAAAAGAAAATGGAAGACCAACTTATAGAAGGTGGTTATGTTAAATCCTTATTCGAGTTTACTAACGATATTGCAACGTACCCATACGCTGTACTAAAAGGCCCAGTTCCGAGAAAACGTAAAGTTATGAAATATAGCGATACCGGTGGTTTGGAACCTTCCGAAGTTGTACGTGATGAGTGGGAAAGAGTAGACCCATATAAGTTTTATTGGTCTCCTTGGGGAGACGATATACAAAATATGCCTGTAATAGAAGTTCACCACTTAACTAGAGAAGACGTCGAAGCTATGATAGGCGTCGAAGGCTACGACGAAGACGCAGTGCGAGCGTTGTTGTCGGATTTCGGTGCAGGCGGTATTGACTGGTTAGACCATGAAGATTCTGAAATGGAAGACCTAGAAGGTAAAGATTTTGATGACATAGAAAACGATTTGGTGGGGGCTATTCAACTGTGGGACTCTATACCAGGTACTTTACTTCTAGAGTGGGGTATGAAGGAAAAAGAAATTGATGACCCACAAAGGTCATACCCTTGTGAAGTTTGGATGGTTAATAACACAGTAATAAAAGCCGTATTAAACTATGACCCATTAGGGCGCAAACCATATTATGTCACGTCCTTCGAGAAGGTACCAGGGCGTATCGACGGAAACGGAGTAGCAGATTTATGTATGGACGCGCAGAGTATGTGTAACGCTGCAGCTCGTTCACTATCAAATAACATGGGTATAAGTTCTGGCCCACAGGTAGGCGTAAACGTAAGTCGCTTACCAGCTGGAGAAGACATTACACAAATGTATCCGTGGAAAA